CAAAACTTACAACTAACTGATGAAATGTACGAACAAATATTTGCAGACTATTCTAGACAACTAGCATTATTATATGGCGAAACTATTGTGGCTACAGCAACTAAAAATGCAATACGAGTATTTAAACAATTAATGGAAAATGACCCTAATTTTAGAACTTATGGCATAGATAAAAAAACAAAAATCTTATTACGAAGAACAAAAGCAATGTCAGAGGTATATGCAAAAAGAATAGCGCAAACAGAAAGCACACGAATAGCAAACTATTCCATACATAGGTCAGCACAAACCTTTTTTAATCAAGATGACCTTGTAAAAACTTGGATAAGTGCTAAAGATTTATATGTAAGGGAAACACATCAAGAAGCAGATAGCAGATATTCTGCAAATCCAATACCGAGTAAAGAAAATTTTATGGTAGGTGGTGAATATCAAATGAGACCAGGTTCTGGTACTAGTGCAAAAGAAAACATAAATTGTCGTTGTGTATCTTGGGAATATCCAAGGCCTGGTAGTGAAACGATAGCGGATATAGATGATTTTGGGTTTGGTATAGGTACTGGCGGTTTTGTTAATTAAAAAATTATTAACTTTGAAAAAAATTTAAGACATGAATTTATTATTTAAACAAAGTCCATTAGGTGAAGTAGCAGATTTAGATGAGAAAAATGGCATAGTAAAAGGGTATGGTAGTTATTTCGACAACAAGGACTCTGATAATGATATAATTAAAAGAGGTGCCTATAAAAAAACAATCGAGGAAAATGGCAATAGGGTTAAATACTATTACCAACATAAAATGGACCAACCCATTGGAAAAATAAATGAATTATACGAGGACGAAAAAGGCCTTGTATTTGTGGCAGAAATACCAAAAACAACTTTAGGTAATGATGTACTTGAATTAATGAAAAATGGTGTAATAACAGAAAACTCTGTTGGAATTATGCCAATACAAAAAGATATTAAGGATGGTCATAGAGAATTGACAGAGGTAAAACTTTATGAAATATCCGCTGTAAGTTTAGCAGCGAATGACCAAGCCAAGATTTTAGATGTTAAGGGTAATATTAATTACGAAGAAATATCTAAAAGATACGATAACTTATGTAAACTAATACGAAAAGGCAATATCTCTGATGAAATGGGATATGCCATAGAATGCGAAATATTGAAACTTAAAAATATTTTTACAAATATATCTACAGAGCCAGTTGTTGAAACTACTCTGCCAGAGGTTAAGAATGATTTTAATGTGTATCAATATCTAATTAATAATTTAAAGTAAGTTTAATTTTTTAAAATCTAATAAAATGGATGAAAATGTAAAAAAAGAACTTGACCAATTAGGAGATATTATCGATGCTAAAATCGAAAAAGCTTCTGGTCAGGCTATGGAAAGGGCAGATAAAAAAGCAGACGAAACTTTGAAAAGAGAAATTGACAACTTAATGACTAAGTTCAATGATAGAATGGATGCTATGGAAGTAGCAAACAAAAAAAATCAAGAGTCAATTGAATCAAAGCAAGGTTTTAAAGCGGCTTTAACAAAGTCCCTTAACGAAGGTGCATTGGATGTTTTCACAAAAGGAAATAGCAATGCTCACACAATTCAGTTAAAAGCCGATATGACAATCGGTGCTGATTTTACTGGTGATGTAATCCCACCTGAAAGAGTTGCAGGTTATAAATATGACCCAAGCAGACAATTTCATATGAGACAAATTTTACCAGTTGGTAACACATCAAGTGATGTTGTAAGGTATGTAAAAGAAAGTGGTTATAGTGATGGCTCGGCAATGAAAAATGAAGGGTCAACATTAGGACAATCTGACTTTGACATGCAGGCTGTATCTACACCAGTTGAAAAGTTAGGTGCATATTTCAGAATATCAGAGGAAATGATGGATTCAACTCCACAATTAACTTCTTATTTATCTGCAAGAGCACCAGAAAAACTTTTGGCTGTTGAGGATTCGCAAATTTTAGATGGCAATGGTTCTGCACCTAATTTAACAGGTATTTATACTAATGCTACATCTTTTTCTGCAGGTGCATTTGCTAATGCTGTGGAAAGTGCTAACGAGTTTGATTGTATAACAGTTGCACTTAACCAATTATCATTGGCAAACTATGTTGCAGATTATATCTTAATGAATCCAAGTGATTTTCATAAAATCCTATTGCTAAAATCATCACAAAATGAATATTTAGTGAAAAATTGGCAAGAGGGTCTTGTACCAAGAATAGCAGGTGTACCTGTTATAGCAACAACTGCAATTAGTTCTGATAAATATCTTATCGGTAACTTTGCACAAGGTGCTCAATTCTGGGTGAAAGACAATGTTAGCCTTGGTTTCTTTAGAGAAGATGGTACAAACATTAGAGATGGATTTGTAACTGTTAGAATTCAGGAAAGAGTCGCTGTAACACCATATTTGCCTAATGCATTTGTGGCAGGTGATTTCTCTAATGATAAAGCAGCATTAGAAACACCATAAGGATATTTGTAATATCATAAGAGGAGTTAATGAAAGGCTCTAAAAATAAAGACCTCTATTCGTAGGGGTCTTTTTATTTGGAATAGTTTTTGTATCTTTGTCGCGTATCATGTAATGAAAATGGGGCAGAGACCATTATTAATTTGTGAGTGACTTTGACGCTTGATGATACTAGCACCTACCGGTTAAGTCCTTGGGTCGCTATACGTTCATTGATGAAACATTACAAACGAAATTTTTAAACTTCAAGGCCAAAGAGGTTTAAGTTTTTAGCCCCCCAGGGGGTTGGAAACTTTCGCAGTTCGGTCATTGACTTTTAACTATTTCACTAGTCTTGTTTTGTCATTGGACTATCGGTAGCAAAGTTGGACTTAACCAAGGGGGTGTGATTTTCTACACTTCTACAAAAAAGTTTTATTTTTTTTCTTACCATATAACGATAAAAAAATTCTTTTATTTTTAAAAAATATTTTTAGTTATTAAAAATTGTTTTTATATTAGCAATATCAAACAAATAAATATTAATAAAATGAAAAAATTTACTTTAAACTTAAAAACAGAAAAAGCTTGGATAACATTTATGGACGAGGAGTGGCAAACTGAATGGCACCCTGTAACAGATGTTATTGGCAATCATTTAGATTGGTCAGATGGTATTATGGACCACTGCAGAGCGCAATTTAACAATCCTAACAAAAGGTTTTGGAGAAGTTTCGGTATTGCCTGTACTTCACAAATGTTAATGGGTAATGCACAAAGAGATAATTTATAAAAATCAAACAAATAAAATTTAATAAAATGAAATACACAATAAATACAAACACAATTAGGGACATATTTGTCGAATATGGTATTACAAATAATGTAGATGCCTACAATCCTTACGATGCTAAATCAATGGAAGAATTAAGAAAAGTAGTAACAAATGATGCCGGTAGGTTTTTAACAGCAACATTTGGTAAGGGTTGGTATCTTGACCCATTTTTACATACTGAAAATTTAAATAAAGAAAATTTAACCGACTATTTTTTCTCAACAATGATGAGAAAGGGTATTAATAATATCAGCCGAAAAGGTTGGGATAAATAATATGAAAACAACAAGATTCAATAATATATATGGCGGAGTGTTCGAGGTATTCGGATACTCTGTCGATTATTCTTTACGAGGTAAATACATTGGTAGTATAACAATCGATAAGCCTGATAGGGATACTATGGGATATAATGGTCGTAAGTTAATTACTATCAAAGAGGATATAATACTTAAAAAAAGAAAATATAAAGCAGGGACAACATTTATGACAGAATGTTACCCACTTTGTGGTAGAGTAATTAAAAAAGATTATAAAAATTAAAAAAAATTTTAAAAAAAAGTGTAAATATTTTTTTAGTTTTAAAAATTTAGTTATATTTACCATATCAAACAATAAAAAATAAATAAAATGATAACAAATAAATTAATTAAAGAAAACAGCAAAAACAAAATTAACTCTAACTATAACAGATTGGCAGGTACAAATGCTGAGGGTTATTTTAAATTAAATTACACAAGAAAAGAGGACTTCCAATATGCTAATGGTGTTGATTTTAATACATTAGGAAAACTTACACAAAGAGCAATTAACTCTTTATCTGTTTACACAATATCAGACGACCATTGTGCATTTGATAATATATTTCCAGATTACGAATCTGGTAAAAACCAATATTGCTATTTGGTAATGAAAGGCGACAATGTATACTTGGTAAATAACGAGGGTTTTAAATACTGCAGATACATTGTACAATTATTTAACTACTAATAAAATGACAATACATCAAATAAAATATCTGGTCGAAAAATACGACCAGTCAAACAAACATTTTTTTAGCAAATCAACTTTAAAATTCTTTGGACAAGATTTGGATATGTTTATGGTTACCAAATTAAACGATAATGACTATTTATGTACCTGTCCTTGTTGGGATTATACAGGTAGGCAAATTGGTTATACAGAAAGAATTTTTTTAGTCAATGAAAATAAATTGATATATTTATCAGAACATAAAAACAAATAAAATGGAAAAACAAATAATAAATTTTTTAGAGAACATTAAACAAAATGTCGAATTACAAAATACTTGTGTCAAAAGGGCAAAACAAGCAAATGGCATGGTATCGATAGCAAGTCGTAGTGGCGATGCTATTAAATTAAAGTTAGGTTATATTAATGCACAGACAAATATCGTGGACAAGAATTGTAAACGATTAATTGAAACACAAAACAATCTAACAGAAATATTAAACGAAGCAATAATTGAATTTAAAAGACTTAAAAATGATAACGAAACTAGATAAATACAAAGAAAACTTACGAGTAATTGCACCATATGTATTTTCATATAATACTTGTGTTGCACTTATTGCAGATGGCAAATTAATTCAGCAAGGTAAATACAGCACAACTACACAAAAACATATTAACTATGTAGCAGAGGTATATGACCTTAAATTAATAAAACCACATCAAAGTCCTTTGGTAGATTAAAATATTTAACTTACATTTAAGTCATCTAATTTCTACAGTTTTCTCAATTAGATGTTTTATTTGTTTGATACCCCTAATGGCGACAAGTAAGTTGTTAGGGGTTTTTTTTTGTAACTTACAGGAAAAAATTTGCTTAATATTTATTTTAACAACTTAAATGACAGCATC